TGTGGCATATGCGAATTTGCATACCCTGTTACCATGACTGGTAGAATGCCAGTATTATCGTTTAGATGTTTAACTTTTATTACACCATTACTCATATCTTCAAATGTCATAACATATTCTACGGTAGTTCCAGTGTCGAATGCAAATCCAGTTCCGTTAAAATAAAGCCTGCCATAAATATCTACTAATCTACTATATCGAAAAGATGATACGTTAAAACCTACTCCTCCACCAGCAACAAGATACCCCTTACTAGCTAGAATATCATCGGGTGTTATCACTAAGGTGTTGACTTTTGTTGCTATAAAATCATATACTATCCTTATTTGTCCATCTACAACAGAAACAGCACTTATACCGATAGGCTTATGCCCTGTATCATTTTGTAAATACCATCCATTTGTAGCATCGTATCTTATTACACCAGCAATAAAATGTGTTTTTTTGGTTATATCAACATTAAATACATTTGTATTAGTTAAAGGAGTTAACCATAGACCAGTAGCATAATTAACAATACCTTTATATATTACATTTGTATTAGAATGTAATTCCACAGGAGTTGAACCTGTTACAGTTGGATTACAAATATATTTGATTCTACCGCTAGCTGGAGCATCTGTTACACCAGTAGTTACTATAAAAGTACCTTTATTATGATTTTCGGATACTTTAGTCTTTATAAAATCTCCAATACTACCTGTTGCAATTTGTCCAAAATCTATATACGTATCGGCTTCTAAAGAGTTAATTTGTGTCTCATGTTCATTTATTGCCGATACTAAATTTGTTTTATCATCAGTGGTTAAAGTTGCTTTATTACCAATATCAGCCGTAAGACCATTAAGCTCTGCATCTCTATTTAACTCTGCTGCTTGATATAATACATCTCTTGCACCTTCTGCTTGTGTGTATAAGTTATCTCTTGCTGTTTCGGCATTACTATATTGTCCACCTCTATTTAATTCCGCTTGTGAATATAAGGAATCTCTTGATTGTTCGGCTTCTGTGTATGCTAAATTTCTTGCAGGTTCTTCCGATTTTATAAAATCTTCTTTTGTTCCAACATTTCCAAGTGCTAACCATGTTTCATATGCATCTAAACCTTTCGGACCTGATGAATTTATTCCTACTGTTATTATTGTATCATTTCTATTTACTGTTACATTTACACTACTCATAGGTTGCCTCCGTTGTTAATGTGAATTTACTTAGTGGCAAACTTGGCTCTGGCGGTACGATTGTTAATACATCACCGTTTGCAAAGTGAACTTCTATGTCATATACATAATCTCTGACATTCAAGTTTTTTGTATCTTCTGGGCGAATAGGAATGACAGCATTTCCTAATTCTGTAAACTCGGTTATAACTTTCTGTATTCTTTTTTCCGCTACATACGGACTATCTTTTACTGTAAAATATACCGTATCGCCATTAACTAAGTCTAAGCCTGTTATCTCGATACTGTCACTGTTGCCCCTTCGCATTCTTGCGTTTGTTCCGTCGTAAAATTCCATGCTATCACTCCCTTAAATTACTTATGATATTGTTACAGTTTTGTAACTATAATTATTGTCTGCTCCTTTAACGCATACTTTAACTATGTCTGCAACTCCTGCTCCACCATCAATTATTATTATTCTTCCTCTGTCTGCTGCAACTGCTGTCGGTGCTACTGTTACAACTTTAATTTCTTCTGCTACGTCTAAACCTTTTTGTAATTCCGCTACTCTTTGAAGTGTCGATTTAACTTTCTGATTTTCTCTTCCCATTTTGATTTCTCCTTTTTATTTTTTTATTCCGTGGTTCACGTTTATATACGTTGTTTTATTTCTGTTCTTCTCTTGCTTATTTAATACTTTCTGTTTGTAAGACTCGTCTGTTGATATTCTTAATACTGCGTTCTGTAAATACTTTGATTTTGGCACGATACCTTTTCGCATTAGTCTTATGAGTAAATGGCAAGTTGATTCTTTTTTAAAATGTCCATGTGCCGAATATTCTGCGTTTATATTAATCAAAGTGTAATCTCCGTTGTTGTGAATGATTTTATATTCAGTATCGCAGTAACAACATTTATCCATAACATCACTCCTAAAATGAGTAATAAAAAAACACCATTAAAGTGTTTGCAAATGTACTATAATATTTTTTTCCATACTTTATTATCAATTAAAGAAAGTAATCTATTTATGTCTTTTGGTTGATGACCATCCCATTTAGGAGCGTTTTCTATTTCTGCCACTATAAACATATCCCAATAATCTTTATGGTAATGATAAGAATAATCGCCTTTAGGTGTCGTTATTCCTACTATAAAGTAATCATCAAACATTGTGCCATCCTCGTGTTTCCATGACTTCCAAGCTTTATCTTTATAAGTGTTACATATCACAGCAAACAACATCATTCTATGATAGTATAATTCATCAAAAGTATGGCTACCGTCTGAAATTAGTCCTATATTTTCTACATCAAATTCATATTTCATTTAATTCACCTTTATACCTTTTTCTAAAAACGTTCGATAAAGTTTAAATTTTCCACATTTTTTACATTTTAAAACCGTTCTATTGCCGTTACAAGCATTTATTCCATCGCCATAAATATTAGAATCGGAATAATAATCATGCTTGCAAAATAACCTCTTAATAAACTTCAAATTTATTCCTCCTTAACTGCTAAAATATCGTCTATATTAACTATCAAGTAATCTTCTCCGTCTTGTTTTAGCGTACTGCCTGCGTATTTTGAATAAATAACCTTATCACCGATTGTTAATTCAGTTATTTCGTTCGATACTGCAACTACTTCACCTAAGTCGTTTCTTTCTCTGTCCTCTGTGCTTGCCGACAGGATAATTCCTGTTTTAGTTTTTACTTCTTCTTCAAGTTTTTTTATGATTACCATGTTATTCAGTGGTTTGAACATCTATTTCCTCCTCTTCCATTTCAAAGTCAACCTCGTCTAAGAACATTATTTTATTATCTCTTATGACTTGGTGCATTGCTTTTGCTAATTCGTCTACAACAAATTCTTCGTCTTGTATCTCTAATGCTCTATCTCTGACTATTCCGTGGAACAATTCATGTAAGAATGATTGCTCTTGTGTTTGAATGTCGCCTAGCTGATTACTGATTTCTATTGTGTGATTGTTGTAATCTATTGCTGCGTAGCATTCTTTATGGTCAACTACTATCGGATTGTCGGTAAACTCTACTTCATAGTCGCTACTTCCTATTCTTACTACTTCTGGTATTATCATATTACCTCCTAAAGTGGGTTTTTCTTGTTTTTTTCGTGTTTTCAATTCGTCAGTTCATCTTTAAACAGCATTTCCATTAAGGTTTTCATGTTTGGTGTTTCTTCGGGTATCTCTATTCCGTGTTTTTGACATATCTCAACCATCTTTGCTTTTGAGATTACTCCGTTGCTGTCATACAAGGCAATTAGATAATCTTTTATGGCTGATTGAGTGTTCGTATCACCGTTGGCAGATTGTTTGTCTAACATGCCTTCAAATGCCTGTATGTTTATGTTGTACTTCTTTGCTAGTTCGTAGAATAATAATTCTAAATGTTCGTCACACAGGTAGTAATTATGTGGGTCTTGCGGTCTTGTTTTATCGCCTATGTAATATTCTGCTGTCTTTTTACAGTTGTAGTGAATGTCGCATCTGCGTTTATTTAATGCTTTGTGTATTCCTAAGTTCATTAGTTTAAAACTCCTCTCTTCTTTCTGCTGTGCAGTTTCTTAATCTTTTCTTTCTTGAATTTAACTAATTTATTTTCTTCTGTTGCTAATGGTTTGGCATTATTTCTCGGACTTCCTATTAAGAGGTAACCTAAATCATCAAAAATATTATCAATTTTAGAGTTATCTGCTACTACGTTTGGATTGTTTTCATCTACAACTAGCATGGGTAAATATTTTATTGTAAATTTACAAGTGTTAAAGATTTTAAGTTTAGCTGATTTCTCACCTATTCCATTTTCTTCAACTTTCAAATACTCGTGCAATACCGATTTCCTTAAAGCTCTATCCGTATTAGCCCTGACAGGTGGATATGTCATACCGCCTTGAATATAAAAGTCTAATAACGACTTCCCATTTGCTAATGTATTCTTATTAAAAGCATCTAACCCTAATATGATATATTCGATTTTTTCTTTTGCGAAATGATATTCGCCTGTCGGTAAGCCTAAATGCAAATCGTCTATATCTTGAGTAACTTCGTCTGTTATATCAACAACGCAATCTTCCATAAACTTTTTTGCTTGGTCTGTATAATGTACTTTAGGGTCTTTGTTTCTATCTCTTGAATACTCATAATACACATATATATTACCTTCTTCATCAATAGCACCTTTGAGCCAAACAAATGGGTCAATGTAACCATTGTCTACTGCTGCCCAACGTTTCCAATGACTAGGTATCGGAAAAGGTTCGATTGTATGAATCTTAGGGTCAAACTCTGGGAAAGCGGTTAGATTTCCAGCCGACAAAGCATCTTGAATCGTCATAGGATATTCTAATTGCCATGTATTGCTAAGAACAGCTTTTGTTTTTTCGTGCCAAGCTAAGTCTCTCCTCGGGTCGGCAAGTGCATTTAAAAATATGAGATTAAACCCCATCTTACCTTCATCCATGCAATCTCTCACGATGTCCTCAAAATAAGATGCTCTCTTGTTACTTGATAGTCCTACAAACTTACCTGAATCTGGTCTGTTTATAGTTGGGTAAGCTGCTTGGAATACTGCCTCTGCCCCTTCGTGATATGCCCATTCATCAAACAGCAAGTAGTCTGCGGTAATAGACCTTGCCGCCTTCTCGGTACTAACAAAGCCTTTTATAATACTTTCTATTCTTACTCCATCTTCTCCAGGAGGATGATATATAACAACTTCATCAGCGTGTTTTTCATAAAGATACATTGAATTAAAATCTTTTGTTTCTTTGTTGTATTCCTTTATAAACCACTTCGGAAGTCTTAAAATCATGTATTCAATTCTATTAATAGCTTCTTGCATATAGTTTTCTGTTTGACTTAATACAACCATTGTAAACTGTTTTGTTTTAAGTGATTCTTGCAATCCGTAAGCTAAAGTAAGCCATGTCATACCCAACTGTCTAGCTTTAATAATGATATTC